TCACTTGACCAGGACGCACCAGCACGCCGGCATCAACCGACGTAGTGAAGGTGACCACCTCTGTTTCGTACTGCTCGGAATAGAGCATCCACTCACCGAGTCGTGCCGCTTGACCGCGACTAGTGCAGGCAAAAGCTTTGACCGTGGCAGTAACTACGCCGTACTTGCTGATGCCATCTCGATCCTCGATAACCTCATACGCCAGCTCTTGCGCTTCCATGTCGAAGTAGCTGACAACCGCGACGGTGTGGCGGGTTTTGATGCTGCTGCCGCTATAGGTAAAACCTTCTTCGGTGACGTTTGCCAGCGTGAAGAGATAGCTGGTGTCGGTCGGTTTGTCTTGGCTGATCGTCAACGTGCCAGTTGCCCAGTAGGGCATGACGCGCATGACCGAGCAAAGCTCGTTGATCAGGGTGTAAGCCTCATCTTGGTTTTGGATGATGCAGTTACAGCTAAAGCGTGGCTCTTGACCGCCAAAGCCATCAGGGACCAAAGCTGATGCGTACTGGCTGGCAGAGAAAAATGCGAACTTGTCGAGCTGGCTGGCTTCGATGTGATCACCAAATCCGTAGCGGGTGCTGGTCAGTAAGTCCCAAAGAATCCATGCCGGATCCGTTGTCCAGGTAGCTGCGGCAAACGTTCCATCCCAGACGCCGCTATAGGTAATTCTGCCGTTGGTTGAATCAACAGTGCCGTTGCTTGGAATGGCAACCTTGATGCCGCGAATCCGGTAACTACGTTTTGGAATACTGTTGAACTGCTCAGCATCCAGACGCATTCCAATTAGGGCGCTGTTTGGATAGCTCAGCTTTTCGTAGATGATTTCGGTATAGCCAGTCCAGTAAAAGTCATTCAGCAGACTGCCTGATTGGCTGTCGGTTGTATTGCGAACAACGCGGAGATCAACTGGAAACGCTCCAGTCAGGTTGATTAAATAATCCTTTTGATAAGAATCAGCTGTTCTGCCGCTGATCGTGTCATTAACAACGGTGTTAAAGCCGCCGCCGTTGTATTGAACTTGGATGCTTAGGCTGACACTGGTGCCAAGAACGTCACCGAAAGCAGTAAAAAGTTCTAGGCGCGGGACAGTGATCGTGACTCGCGCTGCGTCAACATCAGAGTTGGTGATTGTGCGGGTGACGGTCTGTGATGTTGTCGTCGGGTTGGTGTAAGACCAAGTAACAGTGCCCGCCATCGTCCGCTCTCTTACCGGTGGTGGCACACCCGCAGAAGTGCTTCCTACAACAACAAAATAAAAAGACTCGGAAGTAGATCGACCCGTAAGGCTGAGGTTGATCGTGCCAAAAGCGTTGGTGTTTTGCCCTGAAGTAAGCAGCGTCCCATCCGAGCGGTAGATATAAAGAGTTGCGTACAGCGCACCGCCTAAATCACCCTGCCAAGCAAACGTCATAGTGACGTTTAAGGTGTTCAGGTTGGTGATGCCTGAAGCGACAGTGATTGATTTGTAGTCGTTTGTATAAAGTGTTCCGGTATTAAAATCTGCGTAATCGTTGCTGCCGTTACGAACAATCAGACCAACACCAGTTGTCTGCTCGTTTTCAATCGCCTGATTAACGGCATCTTGATTTTGCGTGCCGTACCTTGGATAAAGAGTGACGTTTTGATAGTTGTAATCTGTGGCTTGTAGGTTGGCTGGGTTTGCACCTTGACGGACAATCGAGGTGCCATCTAAGAAGATGTCCTTTAGCGCCGCGTTGTTGTAACTGGTTGTTCCTTGTGTGTAGTCCTTTGCCGAGGGGAAACCTTCAATTTCGCCTTCACTTAGCAGGTCAATAAAGGTTGCATATTGTTTGCTAGCCAGCGAGTCAGCCGTAGTTGTCGGCGTGCGCTGAGAAACCGCCGTGCTATTGACAACAACCGTGTTGTTGACTTGTACGTTTCCGCCGCCACCGCCGCCGCCAGCACCACGAATAATCTCAGTCATGGTTACGCCTGAATAGTGTCAACGCCAGCCGAGATCACGATAGATCCCACAACCATTTCGCCATAAACCAAGGGGATTGGCACGCCTTGTTTGCTGGTGTTTTGAACGCCGCTAAAGCTGTAGGACGCTTGCGGGTCAAGCTCTGTGCCTTCGGTGCTGGTAGTTGTGCCGGCGCCAAATGAAGGGGTTTGCCCAACTGGCGTAAGACTTGGCGCAGGGGTCAGAAGTTGTGCAACGCCGCCAAGAACCAGCGACGCACCTAGCGCAACGCCCATTGTCCCCACTGTGCCGATTCCCGCAAGTCCGCCCAATGTCACACCAGCGGACGCGATTGCCCCAATACCAAAGCTGAGAGCAGCTATTGCAACGCCAGCAATAATTTTGCCGGTTGCACCACCCGCACCACCAATCACCGGGATGATCCTGATCGTCTGCATACCGGCTGGATCATGCAGCTCATTCAATGCCAGGTCGTAACTGCCAACACTGACCTTGTAGTGCTGGTCCGCCATGTGCCTTTCAAGCTGCGGGAAATTTGCCAGCAGAAAACGAATAGCCTCGGCAGCACTGCTCACCGCTGCCTTAAACGTCCGGCGACCCAAGAACTTCGCCAGCTGCCCATAAACTCGAATCTCGCGGAGCATGGGTCTTAGCTACCTCCATCCATCGTACTGAAGTCGGGATGCCTGAGCACGCGACCCGTGCATTTCTGCAGCCAGCCGCCATACAAATCTCGACTCGACAGCCTGCCGCGAACGTGGTGCAACACCAGCTGGTCACCGATATAAACACCAACGTGGTTTAGACCTTTGCCCTGAATACTCATCAGGAAAGCGTCGCCAACCTCAATAGCCTCATCCTCTTTTAACTGCCTGAAACCTGCATTCTTCCAGCAGTCATCAAACATTGGTGCAGCCTCAAACTCCTCGGGCGACAGCGGGCGCTTCCAATCAGGCAGCTTTAGTCCCTGCTCGGCGTACCAGTCACGGACCAGCGTCCAGCAATCGGTGACGCCCCAGGTCCATTCCCGCCCAATCAGCGGTGCCTTGTAACCCTCAGGCTTGCAGCCATCCCAGCCGCCAGTTTTCGGGTTGACGATGTGCCAGGGCAAGCCGCTGAGTTCACAGGAGACGCGATCCGCTTGGCTGGGTGTTGGCGGTGTAGACGGGTGGCTATGGACAACAGCGATAACCTCGCCGGCATCTTCTGCGGCGGCAAAGTCCGTTGGATCAAGGATGAACTGGTTGTTGCCCTCGGCAAGGTTTTTGCACGCCCAGTAACGCTTGCGCCCTTTGACAACGACCAGCAAACCGCACGCTTCGCGGGGATCCTCAGCCTGTGCGTGAGCCAGTGCGTCGTCTTGCCACTTCATGTGTAGTAGGTGCCAACACCAGGGAATGACCCGAACGGTAGGGTGGCTGCCCCAAATCGTGCTTTGCAGCTGCTTAGCCGCTTGCCGCAAACGTCAGCCGCCAAAGTGCCCACCGCATTGTCGTCCACATCGAAATAGTTAGTCCCGGTGTAACTGCACTCACTGGAGCGATAGACCCATTGGCAGACGTTGGCGATGCACTGGCGCTTGGGTGCTCGCACACCAGCCAAGTCAAAAACTGCCGCCAGCTCAAACTCAACAATGTCGCGGGTTTCATTCACCTTCCGGTCAACGTAATAGACCTCACGCGGAAACTCAGCCGTAGGGTCTGCCGTGCCGTAGGGATTGCTGCCATCAAAGTTGGCATCGTCCAAATATCGCGCCATCGTGCGGATCCGGGTTAGCTTTGCGCCAGCCAAATCATTGCCAGAGGTGTTGGCGTTGACCGTCAGCAAGATTGCGGTGATCGTGCCAAAGATGTTCGATACCCGGATTGTGGGACGTGGTAGCTGTCCCTGTCCGTTGTATTGGAAGCCGTCAACCTCAATCGGATAGCGCTGGTAAGTCTCTCCGTTCCAAACCACCTCGCCGTTGGCGTCCATGTTGCTTCCGGCGTGGAAGCGATAAACCGTGGCGGCACCATGCAACGCTTCGACAAGCTGCAGCTCAAACAGCTCGATAATGCTGCTTGGGTTGATCTTCTGAAGTTCAGAAACCGGAATCGCCATTACGGTTCAAATACCTGACGGAAAGTTGCGGTGATCGTGGCGCGGTTTAAGTAAGGAATTGACTTGCTCCACTGAGAGCAGACCCACTTATAGGCGGTTGCTTCATCCAGTGGTGTCCAGTCAAAACTGGCAGAATCTGCCGCCCGTGCATCAAGGAAGGTCTCGATGGTGTCGGCGTCAGTTTCGGAGACATTCCAGGTCAGATCCCACTGTTTCGGGTTGGCGTGGGTGGGCAGTCCGAAGACGGTGCGCTGCTCGTAACCGTCGCCAAATTTGACGGTGCGAGTGGCGGGCTGACTGGTCTTTTGAGCGCCGTAGGTTGGCGTGATAGCGGGGAAGGTAGCCATTAGGCGAGCAAGCCTCCGGGACGACGTTGCCTGACGAGTTCAGCGCGTACAGCGGCGCCAAGTGCTTCGCCCAGCCTATTCGCGTTTGGCGCATCACCCTGGACGCTGGAGCCTCCGGCATCAACATTAACGGTGATATTCCCACCGCCCATTGCGTTGTTCGGGACGATGTTGCCTTGGGCACCAGGGACAAACAGTTCGGGACCGCGCTCACCGACGATATAAGGCTGACCCGAAGAAACTGAACCGCCGTTAGCGCGGAACTGGAATGGTCCTGCTCCGCTAAAAATACCGCCCCCTGCAAAGGTTTCGGTAGGTGCTCCGGCACCAAACATTCCATTACTCGTACTGCCGGGAATACCTGCAAATTGACGTGCAATACCGAGTGCGATATATTGCGCAATCATTTGTTTAACAGTATCCATGAGCATGTTCGCGATGCCCATCAGGAAATCAGCAAAAGCTTGTTGGGCTGTTTTGGTCCCTTCAGCCACAGCAGTAATACTTTCAAAAACACTGTCAACCACAGGAGTGGTTAGTGCCAGCACTTCATTAAACCGCTGTTGAGCTACAGATGCGTTGATGATTGCAGGTTGGTAACGCTCATAAATTCCGATCTGATCTTCTAGTGCTTGGGACTGTTGTTGCAGGCGCTTTAATTCATCTGGTGCAAGTCCAGGAACAGCCGCCTGAGTTTGCACAGCAGATAGTTGTGTGCGCATAAGCCCTAAACGGGCTTGCATTTCCAAGCCCATAAGTTCTTGCGTTTGACGGCTACCTCCGAATACGCCGAAGAAGCGGGGATCCGTCCCTGCTTGTAAACCCGCCAGCTCCAAGCCCATTTGGGTTTGTGTTTGCAGATTTGCAAGCTCGCGTTGTTGCCTGATCTGCAACTGCGTCAAATTGTATTGAGCTTCTTGTTGATCCAGAGAGATTCTGCGATTCTTAATCTCAATGGCGAGTTGCGTAGCAAGCCCGTCATATACCTTGCTAATCTCTTCGCGAATATCAAGTTCGTTTACACCGATCAATGCGGCTTCTCGTTGATCTATGAGAATCTGTGTGCGAATAGCCTGTTCTTCCTGTAAACCGTCGCGTTGCTTTTGAATACCTATCAGCTCACCACCAGTGAGCTTCTGGCGCTCAATCACCAGATTGTTTATCTGATTTAGTGTACCGGCTTGTTGAACGTACAAACCAAGTCTCTCTTTATCAACTTGGCGTTGAGCCTCAATAACTGCAGAGCGCCGTGCAGCTTCAGCCAGCTGTTTTTGAAGTTCCAGCTGACTTTTATCGAAACTGAGTTGATCTCGTTTTGCTTTAGATTTCTCATTCTGCAACTCTATGTTTATTTTTTCTAGGCGATTTACGAGTGTAAGAATCTGTAGGTCGCCTTGCCGCGCTGCTAATCCGACACGTGTTAGCCCTGTTCTGTCGAACTCCAGTTGAACCTGGGTTCTGAGTAGTCCCAGCTGACGATTCTGTTCTTCCGTGATAAGTTTCTGAGCCTGTAGTGCTGCCGGACTTGTCGGGTCAGTAGCGGCAGCTTGTGATGCGAGACGTTCCTTCTGTACTTGTCTATTTAGCCTTTGGAGTTCCTGTGGGGAAGTAGTAATAAAACCTCCTACACCTCCGGCTTTGGACATCAGCTTGATCGTATCCGTGAGCCAGTCGAGGAATTTAGTTAAGGGTTCCGACAGGATATTTGCAGCTGCAAGTTTTAAGCGCCCAAAAGCGTTCTCTAATTCGGTTAAATCTTTACTCAAAGTGTCTATATTTTTATACCCTTCAGCCGTTAAAACTTCTTCAAGTTTTGATAGCCCAACTGCACTAGCACTACTCTCCATCCCGAGTTTTTGGAGTGTAGTTATATTTGCGTCCAGTTGGGTTCCTGCAATGCCCAAAAACTTAACCAGCTCTTGGATATTTTCTGTAGGACGTTGTAGAGCTCGCGCTAATTGAATTGCACTGTTAATGGCAAAATCAAGCGTAGCTTGACCCGCAAACGTACCTACCAGCGACCCAGCGAAACCACCCTGCTGTCCGAAGCGCGCTCCAACGCCTCCGCCAATAGCACCGCCTAATGCTGCACCAGCTCCTTGTCCGAAGAGTAGAGGAAATGCACCGCCAATAACTGCCGAACTGACTGCAGCGGATCTTTGCTGGCGCTGTGCAGTGACAGCTCGTGCTTTATCCGCTTGTGCTATCTCTCGCTGGCGTAAACGGTCTTGAAGGCGTTTCTCAAAAGAAACCTCTCTTTCACGCTGTGCTCGAAGTTCCAGTAAACGAATTTGTCTGCGAGCTAACTGTATCTGACGCTCTTCGACGGATTGCATTCCGCGAGCGGCGCGGATAATGTTTTCTTGCTCTAATGCAACTTTCTTTAAAGCACGCGACTGATTATCAGCCGCAATAGTAAAGTTTTTGAAAGCAGCACTACCTATCTTGGCGTTAGAGGCTAAAAACTGGAAGGATTCACCCAATGCCTGCATTCGGGCTTGGGTATTTTTCAGACCTTTGTTTGTATTTACAGATTCACGAGCTAAATCTTGAAACGGTTTAAGGGCTTTTCGTATGTCGTCACCAAGTTTGCCTGCTCCAGGGGCAGTAATATCGATAGCTTTTACAGCTTTTAGGCGATTCTCTAACTGCCCAGCAACCCTTAATACTTTGTTCAGACGATCTTCGCCTGTTACCCGTAGGGCTATGTCTACGCCGTATTCAGCCACGGGGACGCAACTAAAAGTCTACGTGCAGTTTAACGCGACCTCATTGCGCCAGCTTGTGCTCGGTGCTTGTTGCGCTCCATGGCTTTTTCTTCGTATTCCTGCTTCATTTCAAAGTACGCTGCCCAGCCAATAAGCTCCTCGTTAGACAGGGTGGCTGTGAGCTGGTGCACGGTCATTCCCAGTTCTGCAGCCAACGCGAACAGGAAGTACCAATCGGAATTAGCTTTTGAGAGCGGCCTTCGCTTCCTCCACCTTGCTTTCAGCTCCAGAGGTCAGCATCGCTAGCTGAATTTCCTGGAGGACGCTGGCTTGAACGTCGCGGCGTAGGGCAGCACGTTCGCCATCCGAAAACAGGCGCTTGCCGTCCTTGTCCAAAGCCTTTTCGATCATCAGGCTCAGGGCAAAGTCGCCTGCATCGTCGTTATCGACCTTTTTCTGGATCGACTCGCGCTCGGCGATGGTCAACGGGTGCCAGTAGATCTCAAGGGCGACTTCGTCTTCGACTTTCAGTTCGTACTTATAGAGCTGGCTGACTCCGAACTTGTTACGGAGCAGTTCAGTAGCACGCATAAATGACGTTGTTGGTTACTACAGAATACTACGCACGGGCTGTGAATTGACAAGACACGATGCCGACGAAGTGCGAGCGATCTTCGATGTCCAACGGGGTGGGACCAACGATGTCCAGTACGCGAGGAGATGCGCTGTAGCTATCGGTGTAGCCGCTGGCGTTGACAGAGGTGAGGCCGTCGATCACTGCTTCGCAGATTGTGGCCAGTACGGATGTTCCAGCATTTTTGGGGACGTAGACGTTGCATTGGATGACGCCCGAGTAGTAGTCCTGGGCGGCACCCTGGGTCTGCAGGGTGGAACGATTGAAGTTCACCGACATGGTGATGTACTTCGTCGTTTTGCTCGGAGTAGTAAAAGGTGTGTTGTCGTAAACCATCACCACCGCCGAGTCGGCATCGGCGACTGCGGTCTTGACGGCTTTCTCAAAAGCAGCGCGGGCGTTTCTAAGGCTCATAACGAGGTGTAGCTAGATCCACGAATGCTGGAAAGGTCCGTCCCATCAAAGCCTAAAGGACTTGCACCAACGCGCAAGTCGGGGCGCTTTTTATCTCCGAAAATAAAGTCAACCAAGAATTTAACCTCACCTTGGACAAACGCTGGAATCTTGTTTGAAGGGGAGGCGAGTGCATACCGTGCGTACATGGCTGTGTTGCCGATGTAAATACGGTCGTTATATGAAAATCTAGGAACAGCAAAACGCGGTTGTACGCGAGGTGAAACTGATGGATCTTTGGCTTTGGCGGTTTTGATTCCACTCCAAGGGAAGAAGTCTTCTACCTTATCGACTGGTTTTGGGCGGCTAGTCGATGCTTTCCAGCTCGAAGCAAAGAAACCTGTGTATTGAGGACTGTAGGAAGGTAGCTGTCTAACAATTATTTTTACAAGACGATTTACGTCGGCAGTTAGTTGCCGCTTTATATCATTTCCGATCGCATCGGCTAGTCCTTTAGCCATTAGAAACGCACCAGCAAGACGTAGAGGTATTCTTGGCCGCCGCGATAGGTTTTGATGTCGGTGATTTGAGCGGTACGTGTGGATCCGGCGTAAGTAAGGATTACTTCGTCTTGCAGAGTTGGTTGGTTGCTGCCGATTTTGTCGGGCGTAAGGTAGACCTTTGCTTGGCGCTGTTCGCGGCCTTCTTCCTCTTCAGATATGACGAATTCGACTGGAACTTTGATGCTCGAATAGCTGGTGTCAGTTGTGGTCAGTGCGCCAGTATCTACGTCGTAGGACGGGGCGGTTTTACGGGTGTAACTGATGGTGGTGTCGAGGGCAGTACCAAGGTCTGATACCACCGATTTGGCGACGCTTTTGAAGAGGCTGTCGAGTGCTCCGGCCATGATTAACCCCTCACAACACGTACTTGATAGCTGCCGCTACCTCCAAGGCAATAAGCACCGAGATAAGACTGCAGCCAAGGATAAACATCGAAGACGTTGTTGATGGTGCCAACAGCTTGGCTGGATTTGTTGTATTTGACTTCGATGTCGCCCAGTTTGACGGCTTCGTACAGGCCGGTTTCGCCTGTGGCGTCGGTGATGGCGCCAGTGTCGTTGGCTAGAGCGCGTGCCAGCTCGTAGGTGGCGTATTTGATGTCGGCGGGGATGGCGCTGCAGACCAGCTCGACGCTATCGACGTGGTAATTGTTGCGGGGCCACTTGAGGGCTTGGTCGTTGTCGCAGCGGTCGCCGTAAAAATTCAGGCTGTCGATCCAGCGCGTTGCGGAAATTAGCGAGCGGTTCTTTTGGTCGTCGGTTTTGTCGTCCCAGGTGGCGGAACTGGGTACGGTCTCGAAGTAGGTATTTGCCTCGGCCAGCGTCACATAGCTGTTAGCGGAGGCGCTACTCAATGTGGCGTTGATCGTGGCGGCCACAACTACTACACGTACTTTCTTGCAGTGTAGCGCTAATAAAAAAGCCCCACCGAAGTGGGGCCGAGGTTGGATCTGAAACCGCTAGTTAGGGGATAGCGGTGGTGTCCAGAGGGGTGTTCACGATCACTTCGACCAGGGGGATCAGGTCGATGTCGTAGGTGGCGCTCCAGTTGCCCGAGGTGGCCAGGGTG